AAACAGGTTGTATCTTTCAGGGTAAGCACTCGTATCAGCGGATGTAAAGAGCTGTGGTGTGCTTGTGGTATTCATTTCATTGGTGAATACAAACAAATAATGTGGTGTACTAACCGTAGTTACCTCACTAAGAGTCAACACGAACTGATTAATAACACCTTGATCTAAGTATATCACACCTATATTAAATTAGGTTTGTCAAATGTTCATAAAAAAAAGCCCCACCATGTGGCAGGGCTCTAATATAGAGAGGTAGAATTGCTTATTGTACTCCGATGGTAGCAAGTGCTCCAGCAGTCATATCAATGTTGTAAGCTAAGTAAGGGTTCTCAGCTACCAAAGTAACTGTATATTTTGAACCATCAGCTCTAGCTGTACCTGAACCCTCACCTGTAGCAGATAACTGCAAGTATGGGAAGTACCAATATAAGCCATTAGCATCAAGAATGATAGCTGTTAAGTATTGCTGTCCTGTTCCTAAGATTTTAATAGCACGTGACTTATCAGCATCTCTTCTATGAAATACTAAGTTAACTGTCTGAGTTACAAAAGAGCTACCATTAACTAGGTCAATAGTGCTATCCTCTGTGTAGTTTGATGTGTTTCGGCGAACCTCAAATGGTTGGAATAAATCACCACTCGGTACTAATGTGATACCTGTAATTTGCCAGGCATTGGCACCGGTTACTGTAGATGGGTCAGCAGGAGTGATAGAAGCTATCTCATCCTGAGTATTAATCCAAACACCATAGATACCACCAATGTTGTTATCGCATGGTTTTACGATAGTCTCTAATGATTGACATGTAGCCATTGTGTTAAAGTATTAAAGAGCCCCCTTGGTAGAGGGCTCAGAGTTATTTATTAAGAATAGAAAACAATTTCAGCAGGGTTAACAAAGTTAAATCCTACTTTCATGTTAGCACGTGTACGGATGTAAGGCTCAGCTACAGTATCAGCTAAGTTAACAGCACGTAGGTCAGAAGAGTCACCCTCAGCATCAAATGCGTAGATAAGGTTATCTTTCAAAGTCCATACGAAAGTGTTGTTAGACATACCTGGACATACTACAATCTTAACACCTAAGAAAGTCAAAGACAAATCTTGTGTAATATAAGCTTGAGTGTTACCTGAAGCTACTCCTAATCGGTAGATATTAACCAATTGAGTAGGCATGTACAAACGTAAATCAGCTGTACGTGTAGCAATAGTTGCAGGTAAAGCAGCAAATGCAGTAGACAAAGCAGCCTCTAATGCAGTAAAGTTAGCAATTGAACCTGAACCACCACTGATAACTGCAGGGTCAGCAGCTAACAACTTCTCATAACCATCACACAAAGCAAGTGTAGGGTTTAATGAAGTTGTATCACCTTGCCAACGGATAAGCTCGATATCTCCGTTAATTTTGTTAGCCATCTCACCCCAATAGAATGACATGAAAGATGCAACAGAGAAATCTCCGTTTGAACCTTTTGACATTTGAAGAGCTAAGAAAGATTGCTCTAAGTCAAACTGACAAATTTGAGCCATTGCAGAAAGTGCACATACGTCAATTTCTTTAGCATCTAAATCATCATTAGGAGCAGTGAAGCTACAAGTAGATGGTTGTAAGATGTTACCAAAAGTAACAGTCGCTAATTTAGTTTTGTACTTTACACCTGGCAAAGCTCGGTAGTTATCAGCAGTATCCTCAGACAAGTAAGCTTGAGAATAGAATGCCTCAGGGTTAGCAGCTAATAAAGCTGTAGGATCTACTTGTAGATCGAATTTAAGTTTACGCATTTTATTTGTTGTTTATGAATTTGTTTACACTTGAAAATCTTTGATGTGCACTTAAAGTCACACCCTCACTCATCACCTCTTCCTCTACTTCTACAGATAAAGCCTCCTCAAGTTGGTTCTTAAGATCAGCAATCATAGCAAGTAGAGCATTCATTTGCTCATCCATTGCAGGCTTAACAATAGCAAGGATAGCCTCTGCATCAGCTACAGGGTCTACTGCCATTGTTTGCTCCTCTGCAGGAACTTCCGCTGTTACTTCCTCTTCGATAACAGTTTCCTCTAGAGCTACTTCCTCAGAAGCCTCTACTTTTTCAACATCTTTTACTTCAACTACTTTACCGTCTTTTACAACGTAAATTTTTTCGTTGATGATGTGCTCGCCATCCGGCAACATTAACTCATTCATTTGTGTATTATTTTGGGATTGTTTTTGCTCTTTCAATTTCATGCCTAAGTACCCCTCAATACTGAAACCTATCTGCTCTTGACTAACAAGCTCAGCATAGTACTCCTTGTCAGTTACTTGAGCTGTTACCATTAGTGTACCCTCCGGTACTTCAATACCAAATGATGAGTAAGCTTTGTCCTCTTTTGGGTTATCTACTATCCATGCCTCAAGTACATAGGCAGGAACGGTCTTAGATTGGTCATGCTCTAGATTAAATAGGTCTCTATTAACCATCTGCTGCATGAACTTGCCATGAATTTTCTCAATTTCTTGCTCAGTAAACTTGACATTGTACTCCTCTTTGCTGTCCTCATCAAAGCGGTATATCTCCATAGGTATCAAAGCAGGTGCAGTGATACGGTACTTGAGCTCATCCGAAAAAAATAAAGGCTTAGCTTGAGCACTGAATGCCATACCCTTAACTTTGATTGCAGGAGTAGCTGTAAAAGCTATCTGCTCAATGCCAAGGTCCTCACCATTTTCAGCGTATGCTGGGTCAATGGTAATTTGATAGGTAGGGATATTGTCTTTTGCCATCTACCTATATTAAAAAAAACGTATATTTGTTCAAAAATTATAACATGATAACTATCTTAAACAGGGAAATTCCCAACCAACTTGAAGAGCTCACCATTGAGCAGTTCGAAGTCATCACTGATATCAATAACAATCAGGAACTTGACCCCATTGATAAACACCTCCAGGTGTTCGCTTACCTTGGGATACCTGAGTCTGAGTTTTGGGATTATGATGTGGCAGATTTTGTGGGGATGGTCAAAGAATTTAACTCAGCAGAACGCAAAGAGTATCCGGTAGTAGAAGAGCTTGAGATTGATGGCTACATCTACAAGGCACAAATGAAGTTAACTGTACGTGATACTAAGATGATTGAGAAAGTAGCACTAAGAAAAGAGAAAGGATATATCTCTGAGATGTTGGCTATCATGTTCAAACGTGAGGACCTTACACCCACTGAGCACTACACAGATGCACACATCAAGCAGAAAGCAAAGCTCATCCGTAAATTGAATGCAGCTATCTCCATTCCATACATGATGTTTATCGCACAGAAAATAGGACAGCAAGCTAATGATCAAGCTACCGAAGCAGTGGAGCCAAGTAACTCTTGAGCAGTTCATTGAATTTAGTCAGATAGATAAAGAGCAGGGAGCCTACCATTACAATAGTGAGGCTCTCTCTATTTTATCGGATGAACCTATTGAGGTCATTGAGGACCTTGACCTAGATGAGTTAGCAGAACTTGTTAACGAGTCAAGATGGTGTACCTCTGAGCCATCCAAAAGATACAAGCATGAGCTGTTAGGTTTAACTCTCAAGCCACTCAGTAAACTAACCCTATACGAGTACATTGACCTTGACTATTTTTTTAGCAATAACTACATCACAAATCTTGATAAGGTATGTGCTATCTTGTATAGGCAAACTAAAGTGAATGAATGGGGTGATGAAATCATGGAGCCCTATGACTTTGACTGCAACATCAGAGCTGAGAAATTTCATGACCTACCAATCACTGATGTGTATGGATTGATACATGAGTTCCTGAAGTTCAGGGATAACTTTCTCAAGACCTATGAAAACTTATTCACCGGTGACCTAGATACTCCACTCACTGATGAAGAAAAAGCTAACATGGACCCTGAAGAGATTAAAGAAATTGAGAAAGAGCAGACTCAAGTTAAGTGGTCATGGGAGCAAACCATCTATGGCTTGACTAATGGGGACATAACTAAGAGTGATAAGATAGGTGTCCTACCACTCGTCTATGTTTTCAATATCCTTTCAATGAAAAAAGAGTTAGACATCTAGAGGGAACCCAGGAGTAAACCCTGCAGGAGGGTCAACCGCTTCAAATGTGTACACAATTTTCTGCTGTTTTTCAAGGACCTCAACAGCCTGTACTAATGGATACTTTTTAGTTAACCATTCAGTGTACTGTCTATAAATTTCTGCAGTGATACCTGCAGCGTTTAACTCCTCAGTAAATTGTGCCACGAAGTCACGAGGGGTGATCACTCCACCATTCCAAAGAAAGGCACCATTGTTAAGAAAGATAAAGTAGTACATAGCTACTATTTGTATCTCCAATTTTTGGAAGCCTGTTATCTTAGCATTGATACGGATACTTTCTACTAGTGTACCCTCACCATCTACAATATCATTCCTTAAAATTCTCTTGAGTATTGTAGCCATTTTCCTACGTGTAGGATATAGCACATTGAACTCCCCTGTGTTTGCGTATCTAGCCATTAGTTAATTCTTTATATATTTCCATTGTATCATCTACTAGAATGATACCCTTATCAGTTTCTACATGCAGCTGAGTATCACTAATCACCTCAATAGGTCCTATGATTGTGTACTCTATTCCGTTAATACTAAACATATGCAAAGACTTTGAATAAATTTATGTTCCCTACATCAGCAACGTTCTGTGCTTGCATTGTAAATAGTATGTAATTATTTACAGTATAGTTGAATGCTACGTTAAGAGCTACCCCTGTAGTGTAATCTGAAAATGCAGTGTTAGAATAGCTAGTTAAGTTAGTACCATTGTAGCTAAAATTACGCTCCACTAACCCAAGGTATTGAGTACTCCCTCCATTCATTGTAAAAGTAGTATTGAATAAAGTGGCACCTGTTAAGCTGTTGCTAGTATTGAAGTATATCCTACCATATAACTGTCCTACGTTACCACTTTGTCTAAACATTCTAAATTGTACCTGCAGTATATTGTTAAGACTTAAAGTATTTGCAGGTATCAATAGTGAGTGACATACAGTAATAGCTGTACCTGATGTTGTGGTTCCTAATCCACCACTCCACCCTAATAGCTTAGGACCTATATTTACATTACCACTACCCAGCAATGAGTTACCATTAACAGTCTTGATGTTTGTACCGGATACCAATGCTGCTTGCTTACCATTGAACGCACTCCAATCAGTAGTGCTCAATGCACCCCTAGTTGTAGCTGATGCTGTTGGTAGATTGAACTGATGATCAGTGCCACTTGATACCACGTTGAAGTCAGTACCTGTATTGCCTGTGCTAATGGTCTGAACATCCGCACTCAACCCATTCAATGCAGTCATTCCTGTGCCTGCTATGATACCTGCCTGTTGAGTTACGGTAAATATAGCAGATGCTGTAGCAGGAGGTGGGCTACCTGCAGGATAGTACTCCATTGTAACATCCAAGCTAGTAGCACTCCACATGAGCTCATAGAAATCTCCACCAACTGCATCAAGTAAATAGTTCCAAGATGCAATGACATGACCTGGACCACCACCATGAGATGCCACAACAGCTACAAAGCCTGAACTACCATCTACATCTGTGCCATTTTTTCTAAGCCATACAGTTACATCATGCTCCTGTACATCTATATTTTGAAACTGAAAAGAGAACTGCAGGTTATATATCCCTGTGTTAGCTATGGTTATCTCAGTATCAGCGTTAACTGTTACCCCATTGCTAAAGTCCATGGTCCTGAACTTAACAGGTTGACCTACATTCACTGCACCTAATGGTTGACTAATGTTATCCTGGTACATTGCATAGTAACCTACTGCACCACCACCACCTGCACCATCAATGATTTGTTGACCGGTGATAACAGTGTTGGTAGGTATTCCACCTGACATCATTGTACATTCAATCAAGTCAGTAGGCTGTAAATTTCCAGTGTGAGGTGTGAGGGTTGGCCTCCAATCACCCCACCATAAAGGTGAACTCATACCTATATTAGTTTAACCCTCCGAAATGTTTATTGTAAAGGTACTGCACAATCAGTCCAATCATTAACCGTTAATGTGATGTTCATGACATAGCCTGCAGCGTAGTCAAGTAGATCATTGTTCAAAGGTTGGAAGTTAGGTACACCAATCACATCAAAGCTATAGTCATTGCTATAGGTGAAGTACACATAAAGGTCATTAAGTATTTGCTGTGTATCGCTTAGGATTGTGATGATATTAGCCCTATCCTTTTGGATGATGTCAAAGCAGTATATGTCAAAGTTAAACTCTGAGGTGTTATCTGCAGGGTTAACAGTTACCGGTACCACAAAAACAATGGGGTACTTTTCATCCTTAGTAGCAAAGTTAAATAGCTGTTCCTTGAAATCACTACCTACCTTTTTAACCTGGAGGTGATTGTTGTAGAACTGCTCAATGTGGTCGATGATTGCTTGTAGTGAGTTCATTAGAGTTCAGCGTTTTTATTAATCTTATTTATCTTATTCTGTACATTGGTTACTTGTGTCTCGGACACTATAGCTGTAACAGTCATTGATGTGTTATTGTTATCACCATCTGCACTCATTGTACCTCCAGCATTAGCTGAGCCAAAGAGCTGAGCACCTTGAGGTACGGATTGTGCTACACTTGAGCCACCACCTGTAGACTCTGAGCTTGTGCCACCTCCACCTCCTGATGTTGGAGTACCACCTGAGGTAAGTATCTGCTTAGCCTTGGCTATGTTAGTAGCAATCTGTATGATACCTGTAGCGAACTGAGCAATACCTGCAGCACCTGCTGATACTGAGTTCAAAGGGTTAGCTTGTGATGCAGCAACTAATGAAGAGATAGCCTTGGCTGTATCAATACCAATCTGTATCAATGCATTGGCCTTGTTAAACTTCTCTAGTTTCTTTTGGTCCTTGATGAATGCACCACCTACCTCATTAATACCATTAGCTATATCGGATGCTAGTTGTAGCCTTGCATCTCTTTCTTTTTGTGCATTCTCAATGGCTGTCTTTCTAGCATCATCCTCAAGCTTTTGCTTATCAGCTTTTAACTTCTCATCAAGAGCTAACTGCAGAGCAGCATTACCCTCTGCTAGTTTATACTCCTCATCATACTTAGTCTGTAGTGCTTGAAGTTTCTTTTGGTCCTCAGTCAGTGCTGCATCTGCTAAGGTCTTAGCTAATGCATCCTGTTGCTTCAACTTAGCATCTGCTCTCTTCTGATTTTCTGCCTCCTCCTGTTGATTGTATAATTCGGTTAGGGTTTTCTTTTGCTCCTCAGTTAGTGTAGCATCTGCTAGAGTCTGAGCACGTAGCTTGTCATACTTAGCCTTAGTCATGGCTAGTTCTTTCTCTGTACCCTCCTGCATTAGCTGTAGCTGTAGATCAGCAATGATGTCATTACCTTTCTTGAGGTTATCTGCCTCAGTCTTAGCCTTGTCCTCTGCAAGCTTATTGAGTTCCTGCTGTTGTTGAGCTAGATACATCTCATTAAACTTAGCTTTCTCTGCTGCTGTTTTATTGGCATCATTTTTAAGGTCATTCATTAACCTAGCATACTTCTCATTTACTATAGCTATCTCCCTCTCATTAGCATCCTTGATTTGTGATAGCTCAAAGTCTCTCAATGTCCTAGCGTTATCCAATCTATTCTTAGCTGCTTGCTTAGCT